GAACGACGACTTCAAGGGCGGCAGGTTCTTCATCCAAGACGGTCAGAACAAACATTACCCACCACAGACAAAAGGCACAATCTTAGTCTTCCCGAGTTTTATCATGCACGGCGTGGAAGACATCGAAGAAGGCGAGCGTTGCTCGGTTGTGTGCTGGATGGTCGGTAAATTCTTCAAATAAGGAGTTATGCGAATGAAACAAGCACTTATTTCAACGATTAAACCTTGTGAAACGGACTATCGTGTGGCTCAGGTGTGTTGCCGAGGGCAACACACCACTTCCAGCGGATGAACACAACTAAATACCATATTGGATTATGAGCGAGGAAACTTGTCTCTGGTCTGCACCAAAACCAATGCCGGCTGATGAAAAGCATTATCGTTGGGACGAACCTACATTGGCATGGGTTGAAATAACTATCTAATATTGGCAAACTCACAGAACCCTGCTTTGGCAGGGTTTTTTATTCCTATATTATTGCTTGACTAAATAGATGATAAAATCATCTTTACCCGAGGAGAACTAAAATCGCAAGCTACGCAGAATTAACAATTGAGCAAGGAACAACCTTTTCATCAAATGTTGTGGTGAAAGATTCAGCTGGTGTAATATTAAATGTTACTTCATATACAATTTCATCCATGATGCGTAAAAATTATAGTTCTTCAAGTTCAAATAATTTTACTACATTTATTGTTGATGCTTCAAATGGTGTAATTAACTTAACTATGACGGCAGCAAACACTACTAATTTAACAGCTGGACGAATGTTATATGATGTTTTAGTCACAAGCCCAACTAGTATCAAAACAAGAGTTGTTGAAGGTATAGTAACAATTTTACCTTCCATCACAAGATAATTAATATATTGAGTAAAAAACATGGCCAAACCAACAACAAGAGCGCTTTTTAAAGATTACTGTCTTCGCAGACTTGGATATCCTGTTATTGAAATTAACGTAGATGATGACCAAGTTGATGATCGTATTGATGATGCACTTCAATTTTTTAATGATTATCATTTTGATGGTTGTGAAAAAATATACATGAAGCATCAAATTACAGCTGATGATATTAATAGACGCTGGATTTATTGTCCTGATGCTGTTATTTCTGTAACTAAAGTTTTTCCGTTTGATGATTCCGGAGAGTCATCGAATATGTTTGATTTACGCTATCAATTACGCCTAAATGATTTATATAATTTCACATCAATTTCTTATGTGACTTATGAAATTACAATGCAGCACATTCAGACATTAAATATGTTGTTTGCTGGACAACCGCAATTTAGATTTAATAGACACCAAAATAAATTATTTCTTGATATAGATTGGAATACTGATAGAGTTGTTGGTGAATATGTTATTGTTGAATGTTATCGTTCATTAGTACCAGATACAGTTACACTCACAGGAACATTTAGTGCCAACACAACTTCAAATACTGTTACCGGTAATGCAAGTGCAATACTTTATCAGGAAGTTTTAGAAAATGATATTATAACAATTAATGGTGAAGACAGACAAATAAGCCATATCACATCATCGAATACATTTAGTTTAGTTTCTGTGGTATCTGCAAATGTGGCGGAAGTATCAATAACAAAACCTGGAGTTTCTGATGTTTGGAATGATAGATTCCTGAAACAATATGCAACAGCAAAAATTAAATATCAATGGGGTTCAAATCTCTCTAAGTTTGCGGGTATTCAAATGCCAGGTGGTGTTACATTAGATGGGCCGAGAATTATGCAAGAAGCTTTAGTAGAAATGGATAAGATTGAAGAGGAGATGCAATCTTATAATGTTCTTCCTGCTGAAATATTCATTGGTTAAAGATGGCAACCAACGTTTATTTTAATAATTTTCCTAATAGTCAAGTCACCAGCGAACAGTTACTGGTTGAAGATTTGGTTATTGAGGCTATGAAAATTTATGGAATGGATGTATACTATCTTCCTAGAACAAGCCGTGATCAAGTAGACATGCTTTATGGTGAAGACCCACTAAAACAATATGTAACTGCACATTCAATTGAAGTATACCTTGAGAATATTACGGGCATGGATGGCGAAGGCGACTTTATTTCTAAATTTGGTTTAGAAATTAAAGATGAAATAACAATTTTAATGTCTCGCCAAAGATTTAAATATGTAACAGGTGCATCAAATCTTGTTCGCCCAAGAGAAGGCGATTTGGTTTATGTGCCTTTGGTGCAAAACTTTTTTGAGATAACATTTGTTGAGGATGAATCAGATCAGGCAATGTTTTATACATTAGGCCGTGGGCGTGGCGGTAATGTTTATGTTTATGCCGTAAAACTTAAACAATTTGTATTCTCTGAAGAAATTATTAAAACAGGTATTGCAGAAGTTGATAATCAAATTCGTGATTCATATGCAAGAACACTCATAACATTAACCTCTGGTTCTGGTACATTTGCAAAAGATGAAGTTGTGTATCAAGGATCTAATATATCTGTGGCTACAGCACAAGCGGTTGTTTACAATTATGTAACAAACACATCTATAGATGTTATTCAATTAAAAGGTACCTTTGCTTCTGGTAATGTTCGTGGTAATACAAGTAATTCTAATTGGGTTATTAGTACAATATCTGAGACTGCAAGAATGAATACTGCATTTGAAAACATATATGATAATGACCTTATTGAAAATGAATCTGATGCTATTACAGATTGGACAGAAACTAACCCATTTGGTGGTGATTAATTATGCTAGGCAATTCACATTTTTATCATAGAACAATACGAAAAGTAGTTGTTGCGTTTGGCAGTATATTTAATGATATTACATTAAATCGGTACAATAAAGATGGCACAATACAATATGAGCATTTTAAAGTTCCATTATCATATGGATCCAAAGAAAAATATTTAACACGAATCACTAGTGATCCAAATTTAACAAAGTCAATTGCCGCTGTTGTTCCTAGAATTTCATTTGAGATGACAGGAATGGGTTATGATTCAAGTAGAAAAATGCAATCCACACTTCGCAATTTTTCTGCAAATACAAGTACCTCTATGAAGACGCAATTTGCTCCGGTACCCTATGATTTTGAATTTTCTGTATCAGTTTATGTGCGAAATACAGAAGATGGTACACAAATATTAGAACAAATTTTACCATTCTTCACACCCGATTTTAATGTAACAATTGATTTTGTTCCTGATATGGATCAAAAATATGATTTACCTATTAAATTAAATTCAGTTAGTACATCAACAGATTATGAAGGTGACATGATGTCCACAAGATTAATTTTGTGGGATTTATCATTTACTGCCAAAGGATATATTTGGCCGCCAATTAAATCAGGTAAAATAATTCGTTCAGCAAATACCAACATATACATAAATTTAGATGAAGGTGGTACTGCACAAAAAGTTTATGTTGATTTTGCAAATGGTACGGGTGTTTTTGCAACATCTGAAGTTATTCGTGTTGTAGATAGAGACATAAATGGACGAGTTGTTTATTTTAGTAATTCAAATGCGGGTATTCTTATTGTTGATAGTTTATCAAACTTACTTGAAGTTGGTGATAAAGTAACTGGTGATTATTCTAATTCATCTTTTACAATAAAAACTACAGATGTAGTATCAATTAATGCTGCAGCTATAGTTGTGGTACCAAAACCAATTTCAGCTGAACCTGATGATGAATATGGATTCACCGAAACAATTAGAGAATGGCCAAATACTTGATATGAAAAAATTAAATGATACTTTATCAGAAGTTCTTGATATTGAACCCATCAAGTATAACAATACTGAAATTATTACGACCATTAATAATGTTGATAGTGATGCAGATTTTGCTCGTAGAAATATTAGGGTGTTAATTGAAAAAGGTAATTTGGCAGTTGATGGTATTCTTCATGTGGCTAAAGAATCAGAACAACCAAGAGCCTCTGAAGTTGCGGCAACATTAATTAAAAATCTTTCTGATTTGAATAAAGATTTAATGGAAATTCAAAAACGCAAAAACGATTTAATACCACAAGAAAATAAAAATTCAAATAGTTTAAATGTTGATAAGGCCGTATTCGTTGGATCAACAACAGAATTAGTTAAGTTTTTAAAGAATAATAGATAGGATCATCATGCAAGAATTAATTGATATTGTGAAATAATATGTCTGAAATTGGTTATTTAGGAAATGCAAGTTTAAAAAAACTTGGTGTAGAGATATCTTATACTGAGGAACAAATTGCAGAGATTATAAAATGTACTAATGATCCAGTATATTTTATTAGAACTTATGTAAAGATTGTTAACGTAGACCATGGTTTAGTTAACTTTGATATGTGGCCATTTCAAGAAAATATGGTCAAAGAGTTTCACGAAAATCGTTTTTCTATATGCAAAATGCCAAGACAGGTTGGAAAGACAACCACAACTGTCGGTTACATGCTTTGGTGTGTACTATTCAACATAGATTATAAAGTTGCTATATTGGCAAACAAAGGCCAATTGGCTCGTGATATTCTTGGTCGTTTACAATATGCATATGAATACTTACCAATTTGGTTACAACAAGGTATCAAAGTATGGAATAAAGGTAATATAGAGCTTGAAAA